TTCCCAAGCTGAGGGTCGCGGGTTCAAGCCCCGTTTGCCGCTCTGCTGAATATCAAGCACTTATCTAATGGTAAGTGCTTTTTTTTATATTATTATCAAAGAAAATATTCCGTTTAAGATGGTTATTTGGGGGGTATTATGTATCTTTATCGTCACAAAAACGTCACAAAACAATGGCAACAGTAAGATTGATACCTGATACAAGAGCGAAGAAGGATGGGTCTCAGATGATTCTTCTTGTGATACGGATAGGGAAAACGAGGTTTGTTTTCTCCACCGGAATATCTACACCGTCTTCTGAAAAGTTTAATGAAGTGTCTTATTTGGACAAATCTGTACCACAGTATAAAGTGAAGAATGTAAGGCTTGTCAGTTTGAAGAATAAAGCTGAAAAGTTGATTATTGACGATGAAGCTAGATTATCTTCTTTGCCTTCCGCTAAAGCCAAGGAGATAATCAGCGAATATGTATTTGATGAAAAGGTTGTAAAAAAAACAAGATGTTTTATAGATTATCTTGATGAGTTTGTTTCCATAAAGAGTAATACAGGAACAAAAACGGTTTATAATACGACTAGAAATAAACTGCTTGAATATGATCCGGAATGCACCTTTGACACAATGGATAGGAAATGGCTGTCTAATTTTGAAAGTTGGATGGCTGAATCAGGGATGAAAGTAAACGCTTATTCTATTCACCTGCGTAACATTCGTGCAGTATTCAATTATGCTATTGATGAAGAAATTACTACCTTATATCCTTTTCGAAAGTATAAGATAAAAAAAGAAGAAACTAGAAAACGTGCTTTATCTGTTGAACAATTGAGATTATTGCGTGATTATCCTTGTGAGGAGTTTGAAAAGAAATACAGGGATATATTTATGTTGATTGTATATCTTGTTGGAATAAATATAGGTGATTTGCTTTTACTTGAACACAAGGATATAATAGATGGACGTATAGAATATTATCGGCAGAAAACAAAGAAGTTTTACTCTATTAAAATAGAGCCGGAAGCACAAGCTATATTGGACAGGTATCAAGGTAAAACTCATTTACTAGATATATTAGATAACTATGGAGACTATCATGATTTTACCCATAGGATGAATAAGAATCTTAAAGGGATAGGTCCGTTTGAACGAAAAGGGCTTGGTGGGAAAAAGAGTAAGCAACCATTGTTCCCCGAACTTTCAACATATTGGGCGCGCCATACCTGGGCTACGTTAGCACATAAGGCGGATGTCCCTAAAGATGTGATATCTTTAGCTTTGGGACACTCCTTTGGTTGTGATGTTACAGATATATACATTGATTTCGACAGGGATAAGATTGATGAGGCTAACAGGAAAGTGATAGATTACATATCGGGTGGCTTAAAAAAGTCTAAATCATGAATAAATCAATCTCATAATATGCATATTTTAAACAAGATTTTTAATTTTGCTGTTCCTGTAATAATAGCTTAAATTTTTATAGTATGGCTGAGAAAAGACAAAGTTACACAGAGGAAGAATTGAATGAAATGATTGCATGGTTCAATGATCATGCTAGCCAACTTCCCAAAACAATGCAAATAAATAAATCTGCGTTTACTCCCGATTTAGCTCTCACTGTCGAAAGCTGTATTATGCAAGCCCAACAATGTCTGGGTAATTATAAGATGGAAGGGGCATTTTTGTTACTTAAACAGATCAGAGCTAATATTGAGAAATAATAATTAATATTAGCCTCCAACTCGGTATATTGATTTCCGATTGTGGGGGCTGTTTGGGATTGATTCGCATTAAAGGTGTAGGATTGACAAAAGAAAATCTAATAAGCTTGTCTGTATTGAGGGTGAAATTTGAGTAAATATATGTTTAGAACAATTCGGAATGACTTCCGATTCTGATAACTTCTATTGCATCGTGTTCTGTGTCCATCCATATCAGAAGAAAATCATTTTTGATATGGCATTCCATGCAGTCCTTGTAATTTCCTATTAGGGCATGTGCTTTATATTCTTTGGGAAGGATGTCACCGTTTGCTAACTTTTTCAATATATCATATAAGGCTTTCATTAGCTGGACGTCATTCCTATACTTCTTCAAATCTTTCTTTGCCTTTGTACTATAACGGATCGTCTTCATTCTATTTCGTTGATAGATTTCATGAATGAATCAAAATCTGTAGTGTCTATCGTTCCAGAATACTTGCCAGAACGCGCTTCGTTTATGGCTGCAACCGTTTCTTCATTTGGTGAAGAATACATCGCATCCATCAAAGTGCTCTCTACAAAATTGTTTAGGCTTCTGTTTGCCTTCTTTGCGTGTTCCTGCAATACTTGAAGCAAATCTTCACGTAGCCGGAACGATGTTTGTTTTCTTATTACTGTTTCCATTCTATATATTGTATTATGTTATAATGCAAAAGTAATACATTATATTGCAAAGACAATTTTTTATTTAGTTTTTTTTTCATGCGATCTAACATACCTCTTATTTTTGGACAGTTTGGAATTATGTTGTAATTTTGCAACGTTTAACTAAAATGTAACGTCGTTAAAAAGAATATGGATATAGAAGAGGAAATATCTGAAAGGATAATAAGACAAGCCTTTCAGAGAGGAGGGGAAGTAATCTTTACAGATACCGAGCTGAAAGAATGTACTGACAGGAATTTTCTTCAAAAGGTGAATTTACAGTTGTCCTTATATGGAGCAATAAACAATATAACCACATTGGGCAGATGGAGTATATTCAAGATAAACGAGAAAGGAATACGCTTTATAAGGCAAGGAGGGTTCAAAGGAGAAGCGGAGCGTGAAAGCAGGAGAGAAGAAATTGAGGTGCTTACGTTGGAAAACGCAAGGCTGCAAAAGGAAGCTGCCGAATACAAGAAGAAGATGAGGTTGTGGCAAATCATCAGTGCGATACTTACGTTGGCTTCAACGATACTTTCTTCTATTTTAGCTTTATTAGTATGAATATGATTATCCCTGTGATTATGCCACCCCATATCGCTGGTATGAAGTCCCAAAATGATATTTTTTTCATTTGTGAGATTTCACGCTTTATGATTTCTTGCTGCACAATCAACCTGACTAATTCTTTGTCATATTCATTCATATCAAACTGGTTTATATGCAAAGATACAATTATTCAATGAATTAAATAGAATTATAACAAAATAATATCATGGAATTAAAGGAATATTACTAACTTAAAATTATATCGTATGAAGAATAGCTTATTAATTTTCTTATTAACTTGTTTATCTTTAGGATTTAACACTAAAATTTGCGCCAAGGAGGTGGTTTCCATATATTCTCAATGCGGATATTCTATAACATCAACAAAATATGATGATGGGAGAGAAGTTTTTTCCGTTGATTTTATGAAATCATTTTGGGGGAATGGCTTTCATGTGAAATCTGGTAGTCCGCAAGATGTGTATAACGAGATTAAATTGTTTTATAATTTTGTAGATAAACAACAAGTCCCGGACGATTGTGAATATGAATTTATGATTCAGAAAACACCTCCTTTAAAGATGCTTCAAATAAAATTGGGGAGTAATGAAATAAGAGTTGATGTAAAATGTATTAAAGGTGGGAAGCGTGCTTTTGAGAGATATTGCATGAGAAAAAAGATAAAATTGGAATGATTTGATGTAATTCGAAAATAATATATTATGAAGAAGATATTAATAGCCATTGCATCATTGATAATATCGGGATGCAGCGATTATGATAATGTTGGTGAAGATTACAACATGCTTATGGTATGTAATGATGTACGTGTTACATCTCATCAAATAACAACGGATGTAGAAGTTATAACCACTCTTGATCACTTTGATGTAAGACCTATAGGATATTGTGATTGGGTAAGTTGTGCTCGTGATTATTCTTATGTGGATGTGAGAGTAGCTGAGAACAAAAGTACAGAAGATAGGGAATGTTTTGTAGAAGTGTATAATGACAGATATAACCTAAGAGATACATTTCTTGTACATCAAAGTGGAGTATTTGTTCCAAGCAATGGTGGAAATGGCGGTGGAAGCGGTGGCGGTTCTGTGACTAACACCACCAAGAGGAGATGTGCTGCAAGGACAAAGAAAGGCACACGGTGTAAGAGGACTGCCGCAAAAGGAAGTATCTATTGTTGGCAGCATAAGAAATGATTATTAACTTAAAGACAACATTGTTATGAAAGTATTTTTATTACTTGTATTTGTGATATATTCCTCTATATGTAATGCGCAAATAATGGAAATAGTCCAGTCTGATTTGACGGCTAAGGAATTATTTTCTAACGCTAGGGAAATATTGGCTACAGTTTATTCCGATTGCAAGAAAGAATTGGATGATGATTTGGGATACAATATCGTAGCTTACGGGAGATATAATAATTTAGTAGATGAGTCAGAAATAAGCCATACGATGAGCAATGAGTTTACTAACTCTACATTCTTGTTCTTCCGTATAAAGATAAGTTGCAAAGACTATAAGTATCGGTATATCATAGACGATATTACATTAGTACAAGATAAGAAAATAGGTAAGACGATAAATACTGATATAGTTACGTCTTGGATGTTTGGAGTTAATCAATCTACTACTGACATTAAGTATGAAGTAGACGTTTATAATTATTCAGATATGGATTCCATTTACAAAAGGGATAGCATTTCTTATTTCTCTACTCAAAACGAGTACAATGAACTGCTCAAAAGAAAGAACTCGGCTAAAAGAAAGGAGAGGAACAGAATATATAAGGATATGGGATATTTAGGCAACATTCTAATTGATAAGGAGAAGAAGTTTCGTTCTACTCGTCTATTTCACGACAGATGTAAGAAGGATATAGATTCCATTATATTAAACATAAAGAAAGGAATGTCAAATAAGAATGACTGGTAGTATATAAAACCAATTTACAAATAGTAATTTAATGATTAAAAAAAACATTATTATGAAGAAGATTTTATTACTGATGGCGGTTGTTATGGCTTTTATTTCGTGTAGTTCACGAGAAGAATTTGACTCTTTGGAAGAAATGAAAGCCAAAAGCTCAAATATAAAGGGGGTGTATGGATTCACTATGGGGGATAACTATAAAGATGTTGTGTCGCAATGTAAATCTATGGGATATGATATTGTAGATACAAATAGCAAATATGGAGGATTGATTAATAATGATAATTATAAGTCGGATATAAAAGACTGGAAATTTTTCATAGCAGAGAAGAATGGTATAAGTCAATTCTCTCTGGAATTTTATGAAGGGAAACTCTGTATAATAAGAGGATTTGGTGATTTAAGAAGCAAAGGTGAAAAGAATATAGCAAAGAATATTATGGATAATCATGGGTTGGGAGTAAGTTTCGATACACTTTATTCTGAATATAAAAATTTTCCTTTGCCAGAAATGAAAGAGATGATAGGACATCCGAATTTAGATAGAGAAGACCATTATTACGTGAGCGATTCTTTGTTATTGTCTTGTATTCTTGACAATCGTAGTTTATCATATACAGTTGTCTGCACATTAAATCCATATGCAAGAGTCCTTAATGATAAAGTAAGAGTGTTAGACGATGAGCTTACAAAGAGATTATTTGGTGGAAGTTCTTCGTCAGGTTCTACAAATGGAAATTCAAAGAAGCGTGGTCGTGGCACAATGGATGCGGACGATAAAGAATACTGGAACAGTGTAAACAGAGAAAAGAAGCTCCGTGACATGGGTATGAAGGATGCTGCTGAATTGGAACGTAAGGCGAGAATAAGATATTTAGAAGGTGGTGGATATAACTCAAAGGACGGAGGGAAACAAGTTCACTTCCAAGGGAGCAAGGAGCAGGAGGAACAGCTAAGGCAAATGGATGAGATGGGTTGGTAATATATTAACGAATAAAATAAGGCATTATGAAGAAATTATTTTTATTGATTATTGCGTCATTGGCTTTGGTGTCGTGCGGAAAAAGCCTTGAAAGTAAGGCAAGAAAGCAGATGGAGAAAACCATGCTTGAAATGGCAAGAAACCCAGATGCGTTAAAAATATCAGATATTGAAACGTCCGAACTTAACGATACATTGTGTATCTTATCATGTAAAGTGCGTGGTGAAAATATGTTTGGAGGATATGATGTTTCTGAATATCAGTATTACTATTTGAAAGATTCTGTTTACGATGATGAGGTGTATTATGAAAATATTATAGATGTAGGGAAAGGTTGTAGAATGAATAGGTTCGCAAGTATAGTAATGGATGCCTACTTAGGATTTAACACAAATGAAGATGTGTCATACGAATATTATACAAATGTGAAATCTCCGTCTTCTGATTATAATAAAGCTGCTAAGTTCTTAGTATATGGGCATCGAAATGATAGTATTTTCATAAATAAAATAGGTGATGAATTATATTTATCAGTTCACAATATTGCTGTACAAATGATATGTAAGACTTTTGGGAGAGAGGTGAAGTGATTTCATAATTTATTTCCAAAAATACACTCCAAAATTTTGCCATATCAAAAATTATGCTTTCCTTTGCAGTGCTAAACAATTATAAGAGTGGGCAACTCTTATGTAATCCGTAAGGGTTATTTTTATGCCCAATATAGACATAGGTATATCGTATTTTAGATATAGCACACGAACGGTGGGGTAACGGAAACGTCCCCGAAATTAATCTTATGATTGTTTAGCAGCCGTGACCGTGTGCTTTTTTATTTTATGCTAAACAATCAGAAATCGGATGCTTCTGCCATCCAAGTGTTCAATTCACCACAATTCGGTGAAATAAGAACAGCAGGAACGAGTGAAGAACCATTGTTCTGCCTTTCCGATGTATGTTCGGTATTAGGGCTTAGACAAGGTGATGTAAAACAAAGACTTGACGATGGGGTGGTTTCAACCCAACCCATAATAGACGCACTCGGAAGAGAACAACAAGCAAACTTTGTAAATGAGGACGGTTTGTATGATGTTATCCTTGATAGCAGAAAACCGCAAGCGAAAGCATTTCGTAAATGGGTTACTTCCGAAGTCCTCCCTGCAATCCGCAAGACAGGCGGCTACCTCGCCACCAAGCAGGACGACACTCCCGAAGAAATCATGGCACGTGCTCTAACCATCGCCCAAACCACCCTTGCCAAGAGAGAGGAACGGTTAAAGCAACTTGAAGCCCAAGCTGAACAACAGCAAGTCACCATTGAGATTCAGACAGAGGAAATCAAAAAAACCGCTCCCAAAGTCAGCTACTACGACAACCACTTGCAGAGTGTGAACACACAGACGAGTACACAAGCCGCCAAGCAGATAGGAATGGATGCTGAAAAGCTGCACAAGAAGCTGAAAGAAATCGGAATCATTTACCGACAAAGCGGGCAGTGGATATTACATGCGCCTTATTCGACATGGGGGATGCACTCAACCCGTACACAGACGTACACACGTTCAGACGGTTCGACAGGAACAAGTGTATATACAGTATGGACTACCAAAGGTGTGCGTTTCATTATTGCTCTATATGAAAATGATTGGAACGTGAAGAAAGCCATCAAGCAGATAAAAGGTGAGCTGAATCCAGCCGCGTAACCTTGTTTTTTGCCACATAAATTCATTTCCCCACTTTTCTTATGAGGTGGGTGTATCTTTCATGTTCAATTTTGCAACATTGTTAATTAATAGATTGTAAATTTTTAAAATACACAAAAAATATGGAATTAAATAAAAGCAACAAGAAAGAATACGATTTGTCCAGTATTCAAGAACTTTTCAATGAGATGGAATCACCTAGGCAGCTTGCTGATGATCTTGCTCAACTGATACTCAACTACGCATCTCTTGTTACCGAGGACAACATCGAAGTATTCAAGAATGATTTATCAACTATATCTGTTCTTCGTGATGCGTTGATTAAAGTGAATATATTGCCACAATTAGCATAAGAGCACGTTGGGGTTACGACCAACGCCCATATTAGAAAGGCACTTTGCTTGCGATAAGTAGAGTGCTTTTGTTTATTTGTACTTAATATTGTTAAATAATTTAAATATGATAATCCCAATAACCAACCATAACAACCCAAAACGGATTATAACCGCCTTAAACGGAATATCGCACGATTGTTAACACTTTTGGATATCTCTTGTTAATCATATTCCTTTGTACCCGTTGCAAGTAGAGCGGCAACAGACACATGATTAAACAATCGCTCAAACGTGAGCCTTCTTTATATTTGGAAATCCGTTGCCGCTCTACTTTAGCAACGGATTTTTTCTTTCCTATAAGTTAGATTAAATCCATACAATCGGTTGTGACGCTGTGTGTGCACCTCCATCCGATTTAAACCTTGTAGAGGGCTGTGAAAACGGGGCGGAAAACCGCAGGAAGTACGATACAAGGAAGCACTTAGAGGATGCTTGTACGGGTGTCAACTCACCTAAAACCTCGAAGAGAATGCAAGTTGATGTCATTCTCCCTTGAAAGGTTCGGTCATTATACGAGAGTTTAAAGCTGTGAATCAAAGGAAAAGTCCGTTGGCTGTTTGGCTTAATATGTTTAAGTGAAAAGGAACTGCCAAACCGCCTAAAGGACACTCTGTACCCACGTGGTTGGTATTGCCGAGAGTTGAGATGTGATACGAATATTAAACATTGATGGATGATTAATATAAGGAAGATATAACTTTAAATTATAGCTTATGAATGAACTTGTTTTTAAAGGTCAGGATGACCAAGTTTTAACAAACAGCCTTTATACAGATACTACTGAATCCTATAAAGATGAGGACGGCTCTTTAGTTGTTATAAAAAAGACCGTATATTCAAAAAGAATGCTTGATATAACAGTTGAAATGAAAGGTGTGTTGTCAAATAGACCTTATTTCCATACGTTTATGGTTAGCGATGATGAATTGGATATGTTGGCGGCTTTATTCCCAAACAATCTGTTCAATGACGATAAAAACAATTATTTTGCAAATGAGGTCCGTGGAATAGTTTCGAGATTTCCTAAAGACTTTTTTACTGATGAGGTCATGGATATGGATATAGTAATTCACATATCTCACAGGGCTGCATATACTGGATCAGGCAGGGCTCTATGGACTTTGATGGGAGAATCAAAGATGGATAACATAATATCATATCTCCAATCTGTCGTTAGTGAGAAATATATAAAAATTTTGCTGCAAGAATTTTATACCCTAAAGCTAATTATAAACTGGCGTGATTATTTCGATATTCATGATATCATATCTTTATTAATAGGCGTGCTGAATATGCGCAAAATATGCTTTAAAACATACCTCATAAAACGAATTAAAGAGAGATAAACAATAATTTTGCAGACAATTAAAATAAAGCTTATGAAAACGAACGAATTTATACATAGAATAGAGAACGGAGAAGCAAAGGTTCTAACAGTTGAAGAAGCCAAGAAACTGAAAGGGAAGAAAATATATTGGTTCTATTTCGGATATTCAGGAAACGAAAACGAAGTGCAAGAAATGAAGGTCGGTGATATAGTATCAGAACTTGAATATTATTCAAACCAACCTTGTGAAGGATATGAATCACGTGCTGACTATTGGAAGTCGTATATGTCAGATAAACAACTTGAAACAGTAGACAAAACATTGATGCTGTTGGATTCTGACGGGAAGGACAAATTTATTAAAGCACATTTAAACATGAACTTCTTCGATGAGCCGACATTCACTTGTTCAGACGCTGATAGAGAGGTTTATTATTTGGTTATAGAGTGAATTACCGCTAAACTAAAGATTTAGGGGCTTTCAAATGCGAACTCTTATAAAACTAGGGGAAATATTCTTGGTCTTTCTTTAATCTTTTTGGGGGTAGAAAAAACGGGAATTACAGGCACAACGATATCACCCTTGCCAACACGACAAAGGGTATCAGTCTATAAATGAACCTCTCTATACGTTCCATCGCATCACAGCAAGTAAACGGCAGAAATACCAGTGAGGCACATCATCTGCCTGCTCAAGCAATATGTTCAACTTATCTTCTTCCATATTCTGTTAACATAAAAAAAGCGGTAAAACCCGTTGGGAATTACCGCTTTGAAATTTATAAGTCTATTTTATTATGCTACATTGAATATTTCCTTATTCTTGTCTTTCCATAGCAATACATTTGTTCCATATTTATTCAACGCTTCAATTAACTTATTTGAAGGTTGAACAGAATCGTTGATAATAGCCAAACTGCGGAAGCTCTTTCCTGTCTGCTTCTCTCTCTCTTCTTTTGTATCGCCTAAGCAAAACAGATAGCTACTTACATTATCCTGTCTTAATGTGTTAAATGACTTTACAACAAGCTCGCTTTCTCTTCCTGCTATCTGAAAATCAAAATTGAAATCAAGCCCTGATTTTCCGCGAACTATAAAAGATGGAGTATAAATTACATTACAAGAATCTGCAAATGCCATTACATCTTCTGAAAATAGCGAAGATATATTATCTTTTGACAATAATGACATATCACTGATATTCATAATAGCGGATATAAGTGAATGCTTTCTTTTGGCAAAATCAGCCCCATTTGATTTGATATACAATTCATCTCCATTTACCAATACTCCATGATTGGACAATACCTTTTGCAGATAAGATCTCCTTTTTGAAGAGCGAGAAATATCTACACCTGACATCTTTAAATTTCCGATAGTCTCACCGTCATCCGATAAAATAATCTCGGATTCGGATACTTTCTTTATGAATATTTCTATATTGTCATTAAACAAGCCTACGAAAGGAGTGGACACCGAAAACCATCCAGTTCCCTTATCTTCTTTTATGGCTGTATTATCTTTTAGCCAAGAATAGTATTCAGCTATTTTATTATCAATCCATTCCATCATATATAAGATTACCTGTTATTATTATCTTTGTTTCGAGATGTATAAAGTCAGAAACGGCAGATATAATATTTTTTAATTCGTTGTGATATTCATTAAAATCAAATCTCTTGACTGGGAAAAAATCATCATCTACCGGAATAGCCCATGCCGCAGAAGTGTAGCCTTGAACATGATAATGAACGTGGTTTCTTCCTATAACCTTTCCTGTAAATGGCTTAAACATACTTGGTACGTATTCGTTTACAGTCGAAGGGTTCGTATGGTTTGGACCGTTAAAGTCTATCCTAAACAAACAATATTGAAATTTCCTCTCCTGTGTATGCAACGAAATTTTTGTTCTCATCTTTTCACTTACGCAGATTCTTAGCAAAAAATCAGGATTCCGATCTATTGAGTCAGATGAACAAAGAGTTAATCTAAAATCGTTGGACTTGGACAAGTCAAGCTCAAATACACTTATACGTTCTCTATTATCAATTATAGATTTAGGAACAGATATAAGTCTATCTGCTTCTTCTTGTGTCAATATTACATCTTCTTTCATGCTACAAAAATAAGAATTAGTTAGTAAGTATAAAAATAATAGCACATGTTTAAAGGCATTGTGAATATATAATTCTTTCCAATTCTTGCAATATTAGAGAGAATTGTATAGATAAAAACTTGTAAAAACGGTAATTCCAACAAGTCAAAGAACGCTTCTGTTCGATTATTATTTTTCCAGTCCCTTTCTGCAATGTTCGCATAAAAATTTCTTCGCTACCGGGAACATCTTCTGCCCCACATATCCGCTAAGATACTGCGCTTCCTCACCATAGGGATCAATCCCGAAAGCCTTGGAGATATGCCGGCACAAATGACCTTTTTCGTGATCCCACGAATTTTGAAACTCTTCGGGAGTGGAGGTTAGTGAGATAACCATTACTGTTTCTCTTCTCCTGTAGTCCGAATAGGTTAGACCGGTATTCATTCTGCCTTCGGTCAGATTGCGATACGCACGCTTGAGGGAATCCTCCCTGCATCCTATACGGTACAGGTCCATAATGATCCGATCCGCCCAATAGGTGTGTACCGCATAATACACTTTGACGTGCCAGTCCCCATATTTTGGTATGTAGAACTCCTGAACAATCATATCACATCCGACCAGATTACAGGAATCCCTTTACCTATACAGGTGGCAAAGAACTCGTCAAACGCCCTGCAAGGATCGCCATCAATATCATCAAGGTAGCACTTTATATGCTTGCACAAATGTGCCTCGTCAACCAATGATTTTTTATAGAAATCCGCTTTCAGCATGTTTGCGACATAAGCAACGTCATAACCCTTGTCGTGCTCGATGGTAATTCCGTTCGCTTTCAGCATATCGTCCACTTCGTCTTTGCTCCACGGCTCCAACTTTTTTTCTTTACCCGTGGTTTCGTCTTTCACTTTCATTTTTGAGACGGCCCATTCATAAAGTTTCTTGCTGAAATGAAAGCCGTATGCTTCCAGATATTCCCTCATGCCAGATGGGAATCTGCTGTATGTATCCAATCTCTGTTCCATAACCTTTGTTTAAAAAGAGGGGCATTCCACCCCTCCACCATTAATAAAACTCACCGTTGGCGCGTCTGCGTCTGCGTTCTCCCATGTCATCCATGCGGGGATATTCAGGGAAATAGCCGGGATATCTGCGTTCTCCCATACCTGATCCTGAATAATTTCTTCCGCCATCACGGAAGCCCATGTCTCCATGAATCTCTCTCATGGCCTTTTCGTAACCGTGGCGGCAGCCTTCCTTGTAGGCTTCTTCCACCTCGTCACCTCTCATACCGAAGCCGCGTCCGTAATCGTCACGCCCTTCTTCTAATATTTCCCACATTCCCATAATCATTTCTTTGTTTTGGATGTTTCAACCACTCCGAGCTGTTCCATAAGCCGTTTGTTCAATTCCATAAGGTCAGACATGTTCTTGCTCATTTCCGCCATTTGCCCTTTCAGAGAGGATATTTCCTGCTCCTGACGTTGTTTCTCGGCAAATTCAGGGTTCAAGAGCGTAAGCATCTTGTCACACCCTGCAATGACGGAATTGTGAAAATCCATGCTGTTGATGATGTCTATGCTTTTCTGTTTCATAGAAGCGACCTCGTTATTCATCGCATCACGTGAGCATGACACTACGATATTGCCGTTCTGTCCGAAGTCGGCTATATCCATGCCGGCAGGAAGATTTTGGAAAGTCGTGTTCTGCCCGTTGATACAGACAACAACATCCACAACCATTTCCATTTGGGGCAACTGTCCCATAGGGGATGCCATAGGATATTTCGGCTTGGGAGCGGAAACGCTGACTACCGGGCCGTATTCGATAAACGGGTTAGCATCCTTATGAAGTATATATAACTGGTTATTGGTACGAAGTGATTGAAACATATTGGTTTAATTTTAAAGGAGTGTGGCTATTTCCATTTGGGAAACCACCACAAAACTCCATGTTAATTATTACTTGCTCCGTAAAGAAGCGGTCTCTGCTGTAGAAGCCGGCGCCGTTGTCGGTCTGTATCCTCCATTAACAAGATACAATTCGTTGGTATACTTGTTGTAGTGAATCTCATAGATACCGGTTCCAGCCAAGTTTGCAACAGTCACAGGCTCATTGTTATAAGCCATTAGCCAATGTATGCAAAATAA